TCCTATAAAGTATCCTACCAATAAATATTTGTACTATACAGGAGAAAACATTGGAACGCAAAAAAGCATATTTTATCAACGGTGGAGCAGGCAGAGTTGTCGCAAGTATTCCAGCGTTTGAAAAACTCTACAAAGAAGATCAAGATTTTATTATTGTTTGTGAAGGAGGAATGGACTTTTATAAAGGTCATCCGCAACTACATGAACTAGCATACGACAACTGGCATAAAAACTTGTTTAAAGATTATATTAAAGACAGAGATTGTTACTCACCAGAACCATACAGAGTTTGGGAATATTATAATCAAAAGTGTAGTTTAGCACAAGCATTTGATATTGCAATTAATAACGAAGGCGTTAGAGATTTACCTGACCCAACAATACATATGAACAAGCATGAACTTGTACAAGGTTATAAAGTTGTTGAAGAAATTAAAGCAGTAACAGGTAAAGACAAAGTAGTAGTGTTTCAACCATTTGGTCGTACAGCCGAAAACATGGGCGACTTTGTAATTGACGGTACAAGCAGAAGCTTTCATCTAAATGATGTTATACGTATTTGTAAAGATTTACGTGATGACTATGCTGTAATTATAATGAGCGAATTTCCTGTTGTAGTTGAAGAAAATACTAAAGTTCCGGTAGCAGTTCCACAAATACCCGATGTAAGAGTATGGTCAAGTGTAATTCAAATTGCTGATCATTTTATTGGATGTGATAGTTTAGGACAACATATGGCAAAAGCATTAGGGACAACATGTACTAGTGTTATTGGAAGTACATATCCAATTAATATTTCTTATCCTAATTCTCCTGACTTTGATATTATTGATCTAGGAGAAGGTAGACGTAAGTTTAGTCCTATTAGACTTACAATGGAAGATTCAATTGAAAGATTTAATGACGAAGTTATGGAGTTAACCGATGAAAGTTTTAAAAAGATTATTACAAGTGCTCGCAAGCGTTTGGGGAAACCAAGAAGTTACACAGGAAACTACAAACCGCAACAAGAGCAAGGGGAGGTCTGCCCAACTCATGGAGTAGTACATGCAGATGGGGCATCACATGGTAATAAACAACAAGCAAAAATCTTAGGTCATACAGGTCAGTAAAATGAGCGATCCGATAGAATCACCAGATCAGTTTCTAGGAGGCATTTCAACAATGTTTGATCCTAGTTCAGAAAGGTTACAGGCACTTGATACATGGGTAGTAGATGATTTATACTATGCGGGTTATAAAAAGTTTTTAAAGTTGTTTGATAATTCTAACGATCGACATGTTGACTATGGTAACGGAACTTTATATTATAAAAAAGATATGCAATATCCTACAGACATTGATCCTAGAGAAGAGTACTTGTCCTTTATTAAGTTTCAATTACAAAATTTGCCTATTAGAATAAAAGATTTTAAAAAAGCATGGGGCGTAAAATATCCACCAGGTGCATACAGCGGATTACATTCACATCAACCTGGAAAACAACTAACAAGTGTGTTATTTTTAGACACACCAAATCCAAGTGTAGAATATCCTTTAGCAGGTTGTTTAACTACACTACAGCCAACAAACAGTGAAATCACTTACTTAACACATAAGCCTATTGAAGGCAAAATGGTAATCTTAGATGGTAAAGTATGGCACGGATCTTATCCTACACTAGAAGATAGACATGTATTTGTTGTAGACTTTGAATATGAAGGTGTAATATAGTGGATATAGAAACTTTAGATACTACATATCAAGGCGACAAAGACTTTTTTTGGCTATGTTATAACGGACGTATACCTGACTATTGGATTAGTAAAGACAAATATACAGACTATAGTAAATTTTTAGAACTATTTGATAATCCACCAAAGTCGCATGTAGATTACGGCGGCGCAGTAATACAATATAAAGACGATGACTTTACATATCCTTATAATATAGATCAACAAGGTCTATATCTAGAGTGGATTAAAAAATCTATAGAAAAGTTTCAGTTTAAAAATGTAAAATTTAAAAAGTGTTGGTGGCTAACATATCCAAAGAATACTTTTTCAGGATTACATACACATGAAGATAGAGGACAACGCACAATGACCTGTGTTATGTTCTTAAACACAATATCAGTAAGCACAGAAACACCATTAAATGGTAAATTAAAAGCAATTACTATGAATCCTGTAACAGGTGAACTAGTAAGTGATATGATAAAATGTATAGCAGGCGATGTAGTGGTTATGGATGGTAAAGTTTACCATGGTGTATATCCTACATTAGAAGAAAGAAAAGTATTTGTAGTTGACTTTACGTATGATGTAGAGATCGACTAATGATAAGGTTCAGTTCTTGTCAGCAATCACCAGGATTGCAAATACATATAGTATATAAAGAAACATAAAAGGAAACAATATGACACAGTGGATTGGAGCAATCACAAGAGGACATAACGGCGGCGCCGTATTATTAAAAGATGGTGAAATTGTATTTTCAATCGAAGAAGAACGTCTAACTCGAAAGAAATACGACGGTGGACCACTTGCCGCAATGATTAAATTCCTTGATTACACAGATAAATTAGATTATCTTGTAGTAGCACATACACAACCATTAGCAGAATCAAGTAGAATTGACTTTAGTGGAGGTGATATGTATACAGGACTAGCAAGGAAACTAGGACTAATTGATAGAAACGATAATGCTTACACAGCAGATGGCCAACACAACCATAGACAAGTAATTGACCTAAGTCATATACATCATAAACTACATGCGGCATGTGCATTTTATCGTTCGGGATTTGAATCAGCAGTAAGTGTTATTGTTGATGGAGCAGGTACATTTATACCAATGAACATTAACATGGGTGTGTTTAACGAAGAATATATGTCATGGGAATGTGAAAGTATCTTTAATTGTGCATACCCTGATAACTTTAAAACTTTATATAAGCACCAAGGTGGTAATGGACCTTTTCCTGGAACACGTATTCCGTACATTCCATCAGATCGTGAAGGCGAAGAAGGATTCCATGAACTTGTATTAGATGATAGTGCAGGTATTGTTAAAGCATACGAAGCAGTAACACAATATTGTGGATTTCAACCTATTGAAGCAGGTAAAACTATGGGACTTGCTCCATATGGTAAGAAAAATTCAAATATTCCACCAATTTATACCGACGGCAATGGAGGCAAGTGGCGTACAAGTGATAGAAATGTTGTTATTCCTACATATCCAAACGCGGCCTTAGTAAATGAAGCAAAATATGAGTATTTAGAAACATCACAAGATATAATTGATAGTAAAACTGACCTAACTACCCAAGAAAATCGTAGAGACTTAGCATTTGCAGTACAAGAAGGATCACAACAGGAAGTATTAAACCTTATTTTTAAAGCAGTTGAAATGTCTGGTAATAAAAACGTAGTACTAAGTGGCGGCTATGCACTTAACTGTGTTGCAAACTACTGGTACCTTGATAAATTGAACAAAGAAGGTATTAAGTTATATGTTGAACCTGTTAGTAACGATGCAGGTACAGCAATGGGTGCGGCTATGTTAGTATATCATCAAACTACCAAAGACAAAACTGTAAGACATTATGCAGAAACAATCTACGAAGGTTTTGAGTATACATATACTAATGAGCAAATTGAAGACACTGCAAACAAGTATGGTGCTACAATTATTGACGCTGATAAAGAATTAGTTGTAGAAATGATTAGAAATAAGAACATTGTTACTATGTTTCAAGGTAAAAGCGAAAACGGACCACGTGCATTAGGTAATAGAAGCATATTATTTGATCCAACATTTGAAGACGGCAAGGATTACGTAAACAAAGTAAAGCGTAGAGAGTATTTTAGACCCTTTGCTGGAACAATTATGTTAGAGTATGCACACGAATGGTTTGATATGCGTGGACTAGAGCAAACACCGCATATGATGTATGCAATGGATTGCCAAGAAGGCATTGCAGAAAAGATTCCAAGCATCATTCATGTTGATGGTACTTGTAGAATTCAAACTGTAACCAGAGAACAGAACAAACACTACTACGAGCTTATAGAACAATTCCATAAAGCAACAGGAGTTCCAATTATTTTCAATACTAGTTTTAACTTAGGTGGCGAACCACTAGTTGAAACTCTAGATGATGCTGTACGTACACTTTATAATAGTGAGATGGAGTATTGTTACCTACCCGAGTATGGCAAACTAATTGAAATGAAGAACTAATGCTGGTAAACTTATATTCGATTCCAGTATATAAGATAAAACTACCGGAGCATGAACAAGTACAACAAGACTTTGCTGATATACTTGATAAAGATGAGTATTTTAGTAAAATTCCTTCTTGGTACAGTCCTGTGGATACTACATATGGTAACCCTGATGCTTCAAACTTACCATTTAAGACATTTATTAGATCAGCAATTACCGGACTAAACGAATATCTTGAAAACTTTAGTATAGACTTAACATTAGACTATAGGATTGAATGTTGGCTCAATAAGTATAATCCGGGCTCATATCAAGAAGTACACAACCATGTAGGAGTATCACAAATTAGTTGTGCATACATGATGCATACTCCTAAAGACAGTGGTAACTTTGTATTCTACAACAAAGCATATGATTTTTTGCATCAGTCAGGTCTTCCATCATTAACTACACAACCATTTAGATACAATAATAGAGTAACACCTCCTTTAGAAGAAGGTGATATTGTATTTTTTCCTAGTAACCTAGAACATTACGTATCTAATAATACTAGCGACCAAGTAAGGTCAACAATTAGTGCTAATTTTGTACTATCGGAGAAACAAGATGATTAAAAATACAATTAACGAAGAAGAAACATTTGCTGTCAACGAAGACTACGACACAAGATTATACAAGTTTGGAAAAGCTGGCGTACATGTATTAGTAGTGGATAACTTTTATAAAAATCCACACTTAGTAAGACAACTTGCTTTAGATATTCCAGCATCTGTTAATAGACGTATTAGAGGCGGCAACCCTGCACTACGAATTAATGCATTTTATGAGCTATCAAGTCTAGCTCAACCATTTCACCACTTAGCATCAGAGTTTTTTCCAGAGATAATGTATCAGTACGAACCAGGATACATGGATAGAAGTTTTATGAACGCAACATTTATGATTAATGTTATGCAATCAGAAGGATTGCCTCCACTTGCACCACATCAAGACAATCGATCAGGCATGAATCTTGCTAGTACAATCTATCTAAACAACGAAAACGAATCTGCTGGCGGAACAAGTTTTTACGAGTTTGGTGGCAAACACTTTTATACTGACAGTGTAGTAGAGAATGATTTTCACGTTACTATGGATGTAGAAGGTAAGATTCCAGTAACACAATACATTACTGATAGTTCACATGACTGGAAAATGATTGGAATGATACCAATGGTGTTTAATAGAATGGTATTATACAATCAGGCAGTATTACATACTGCATATGTTAAGCCAGGTATGTTTGTAAATGATAACTACAGAATGAATCAGCAGTTTTTTATATAGGAGAATAGCATGGATGATAACTTTGATGGAGTAGAAGTATATGATAATGTATATCCGATTGACTTTTGCAAACAAGTAATTAAAAGATTTGAAGAGCTGTCTTCAATGCAGATGACTGCAATACAACAGCAAGGTATTGATAGAAATCAAGACGAACGTATATACATGGACTGGGCAAATCACAACAGTCATTACCATGCTGACGAAGATTTATGTAAATTTTTCTTTGAAACCCTAAACAAAACGTATTTAGAAAAGTATAAAACAAAATACGAGAGCTTAGGATTATTATTTCAACATACAGCAAAAGGTATGAGTGTCCAAAAAACAAAACCACACCAAGGATACCACGCATGGCATTGTGAAAATGCAGATGTACCAACAAGTACTCGAGTATTAGCATACACATTATATTTGAATGGTGTTGAAGAAGGCGGCGAAACAGAGTTCTTGTATCAAGGACATAAAATCAAACCTGCACCTGGAAGATTAGCTATCTTTCCTACATCATTTACGCATCCACATCGGGGCAATCCTATCTACAAAGGCGTTAAGTACATTATAAGCGGATGGTATACATTAGACCACTAGGAACAAAATGAAAATAGCAGTAGTAGGTGGCGGCACAGCAGGCTTTGTGTCAGCGTTAATATTAAAAACAAGTTTTCCAAACTTTGAAATTGATGTAATTCGATCTACCAAGATTGGAACTATCGGTGTAGGTGAAGGTAGCACAGAACATTGGTCTGCCTTTATGGATTTCGTTGGTATTCAAACAGGTGAACTTATTAATGAATGTGATGCTAGTTTTAAATCTGGTATTATGTTTGAAGACTGGAGTGAGAAACCATACTTACAAAGTGTTCATGAGCCATACGTTGCCGAACAACTAGGTGCACCAATTGCATATGCTAAATTAATTGGTGAAAAGGTAGATGCTAGAGAGTTAACAGGTGAATACCTTTGGAATAATGAAACACCATTTAATAAATTTATGGACGAGCGTCCTAATGACACTGGAGTAGCACAATATCATTTTAATACTGCAAAGTTAAATGACTTTTTAACTAAGTTTGCAATAGACAAAGGTATTAACGTTATTGATGATGAGATTACTAGTGTAAATGTTAGTGAATGGAACAAAGTACAAACAATACAAGGCGAAAAAGAATTATATGA